GGGGCTGCTACCTTGATTGAGCGCTTGCTACACAAGCGCGCCACGCATCACAGGGCTCCTGGGTTGACGAGGTCCAGGATTTAGTTGCGCGTGGCTGCGATCAGATACCCTGAGCAGGCTGGTGCTCCGTGGCAGGGTGCGGGTTATGGCGAGGATCGCTTTACCTTCACAGGACTCATATCTCATCTCATCCAACCCCGGGTGTTGACCCCTCCCCATGGCTGCAACGCAGTAGGTTCTTCGTAGGCGTTCCCGGGCGATGGTGAGGCACAGAAGCCCCCCTACATCACCTGACATTTCACACCAGTGGCACCCATCCCAGTAAGTGGCACTGTCGCACAACCTTCGGTACACAGGATTTCACGCTCTGCCTAGCGCGGTGCACCGGATCTTTCATCTTTAATGGCGGCCTTTATTCTCAGCACTTTCGAGCCCCCACCCCTTTAAAGGGGGGTGGAACCTTATTCAATCAAACACGCTGCTCAACGTCGTTTGACGACAGCGATCGAAGACGTCGGCAGCTTGGTCTTGCTGCCGGTGGATGGTGAAACCATGGTGAAACCCTTCACTGTCCGCTCATCGGCGCGGCGCAAGCGGCGCAGCTGGCGCCGCTGTATCGGTCCGGCGTTCGCCATGGCCTGGCGGTACAACTCATTGTACTCCTTGGTGCCAGGCCGTGCGGACTTCAGGTCTTTCATCAGATCAATGGTCTCATCGCGGTTGCGAGCTTTCTGTTGCAGAGCAGCGGAGGCGGCAGAAGTGAGGAGCTTGGCGCCCGGGATGGGAACTGCATTCCCTATCATCGGGAGGACGCTGGAAATTGCACGCAGGACCGACGACCAATATTTACCCGACTCATTCCAACCTGCCGGATAGCCGTCACGCAAGGTGCGGTTAAGGCAGGCGATGAGCTTGGTCGTGTGCGGGAACATGCCTGGCGGCGTGTTCCGGGCAATTACCAGATCACCAATATCACTAACATGCGGGACCTCCGCAACGATCCACTTGCACTCAACATCCAGCACCGACTCAGGAGGGAGTCCCTCGAACAGGGCGCCTCCCATAGAGAACGGTGTGCTAAAGGTTCGCACTGAAGTGTTTGAACCGGTCGGGAAGTATGCATATGTTCCATTACCATCCCAGACCCCCTCTATCAGTGCCTCAGCATTCGGTGTGTTGCATCCTGCAAGCAGGAAATCGCCTGAGTCCAAGCGGGGCACAACGAGACACCCCTGGCCGGCCTCCCATGTTTGGCCGGTAGGGATGTTGGTCACTTCATCAGCAGTGGTCGGCGCGCGGCCCAGGAAATCGCAGTTGTAGTAGATGCCAGTGGCAGGTGCATTAGTCACCACTTGTGTGCCATCCACCACCTTGTTCCTTGCGAATATCCCAGGCAACTGCCATACGCTGACAGTGCCCCCCTTGCTCAATTCCTCCGTAACGTTGTGGACCTCGAATCCACAACCAATTACCCTCATATGGGCGTGGTCGGGCATGCCGCCGGTGACATCGGCTATGCTCATTCGGCCATTGTTGGCGTCCGCAGAATAGTCGGACGGATCACCAGTGAAGAATTTGGGCTGCCCCTGGATATCCAGCTCCCACACCAATCCGCCAACGTACTTGGCGGCAGCGGTTGCCGGATCGACAGCCTGACCATTCACAATGTCCTTCTTGCTCATGTACCTGCTGTTCACGCTAGGGTACATGCACAGGGCAAGACGACCGGGTTGAGTGTAACCCACAGAGGTGGCGCTTTCCATAGAAATACGCGTCCTCGTCCGCAGAACACGCACAATGCTTCGTTGGACACCGACGGAAGGCACATCGGTAGCATCGTACTGTTTATCGTGAAACGGATCAAGGGCGGATATTATGTAGCTCGCGGCTCCAGGCTCAAGCTGCCCGGCGGCCTCCGCCGAGAGCAACTTAGAGTACGCGATCGATCGAGAGCCGGCCGTCAGCAGATCGCTGAGACCAGCGTAATTCGTGGTGTTCATTGTTTGGTATAACTTTGGGTACGTATAACTGATTCCCGCGCCCGGGGACTGTACATCCCGAGCCCTAAAGGCCGTGCAGTCTCTTACGCCTGTCTGCGCCGGTACGCAGCAGGACCTGGCCAATCACGGTCGTAATAACCTATGAGGGGATCGGAACCAGTGAGGTTGGGCGGCTTGGCGTTGTGTCGAGCAAACATCATCGCAGCAAACCTATGGTTAATCAATCCCATATCAGGGGGATCAGCAGGGAGATCATCCAACTGCTTCTCCATTGACACCTGTTGGGAAGGGGTGACGCCAGTACTCCGCCAGAAACTAAGTCTAGCGGTGGCAGTCGGCAGAATGTCCTTGTAGCGCATACCCTTGGTGGCATAGAACAAGCCAGAGTCTAGGTACGGGTTGAAGCGGCCCCTTCGATTGGTGGCTGCCTCACATCCTCGGCCAATGTACTTGTACACACTCCTGAGCACCGGGATATTCCCGGCCATCGCCATGCCTGATTGCATGATGCGGCGACGGTGGATGCGCACGGCCTGCTCGGAACTGAGGGACTTGACAGTGATGGTGTCTTTGCTCATCACTGTGGTCAGTTTCCGCACCATAACCCACTCCGCGCCATCGAAAACCGGATTGCATTGGCAGAACTCTATCTGCTCAAACACATCGACGGGGTCTTCACGGATCATGGTGTACCCTAGCCTGAGAAAGAACGGCTCCAACTCCTCGAGGAGGGCCAGATCTCTGCGCTCCAAGATCAGAACGCAGTCATCGCCATCGTTGACCAACTCTGCCCGCAACCTGACATGGTCCAGGTAGGCTCTCATCATAACGCACATCAGCACTATGTTGCCCAGGGATGTATTCACATCACCTGAGCAGCGATTGCCGAGTGTCCTGTAGTGGATGAGACCGTCCTTGAGCCGAGCAGTTGCCTTGGTCCGCAACTGCCAGTTCAAGAGGCGGCGTAGCTCCGAAAGTTCCGGATGGTTGGCGTACGCACCTGTATAAATCAGGTGCTCCAACTTCATCGCGTCGGCGGAAGTGTGTTGATCAAAGCGCTTCGCGTCATAGCCAACCGCGATGGGATCCCTGAACATACGCCACTTGGCTCGTAGGACACGCCCGCGCTCTCTAAGGTTAAGGAACTTTTGGACGGTGGGTGTGGTCGGCGTATTAGAAAACATCGCGTTGATAGCTAAGTATACGGGCTTCTCGATGGGGTGTAGAAACCGGCCCAGCTCTATGTTGAAACGAGGATCCCTGGGCGAGATGACGCGCATGGCTTTGGGCCGGCCATTTGCCGCAAGGGCGACCTTCTCGCATTTGCCGAAAACCGCCAGCCGCGCATCGCGGGACGTGATCGGTTTCTCATCTAGCGAGACGGCGGCGGCAGCGTACATATCGCGCTTGGATCCCCCGTAGAGTTGTGGGTAATCATGGCGACGCATGCGCTTTGGGTTACGCGGCATGCGGCGGGTGATGCGACGGGCATACCTCCTGAGAGCAGCCCAGGCGCCTGGCTCTGGCTGTGGTGGACGATGGCCATCCACCAACATCACACGCTGGATTACGCCATCAAGGACATTGTAGGCTGTTGGATCATGGACGCAAAAGTCTAGCAGTGACAGCCCAGGTACTAGTTGCGTCAAACGCCTTCGAGAGGCGAGGCCACCGTAGAGCGGCTTAAAGAGGAGCAGGTAGCCACGCGGTAGTTGGCGGTTTACCGAACGCCAGTCCGGTTCCGCTAACATGCGCACTCCTCTCAACGCCCCACGGCACCATCATTTGCCCGGTGACCCGAGCCGCTCCAGGACGCGCTTGGCGGTCACGCTGGGAGCGTTGCGCACCAAAAGGTGCTCAGCCCGGGACGGGGCAACATGCTCCAGTTTTGTTACAACTGGATCTATGTATCTAGCCGCCATTAGCTTGCGGGCATGCACGGTTCCATCGGCCATCATGGTCTCGAAGTATGCATCCAGCTCGGCATTGGCGGCGTTGCGCTGAGATTGTGCCTCAGCATCGTTGCGGGGCGGTGATGGGTGATTGCGGCGCACAAGTGCTACCACAGTGTCCACCACTGACGGATCAAGATCAGCAGGTAGACGGTCCCCGTCAGGCCCTCCAGGTGGGTCGGGGGGGGGGTCGTCCTCACCTGGGTCACCGGGTGGGTCCATGGGTTCGTACTCCCCATCAGGACCGGTTGGGTCGTAGACGACGGGCATGGGCGCTGCTGGCACAGGCACAACAGTGGGCAACCCAGCGTGGCTATGTGTATCCGCCACTTCCTCCATCTCCTGGACCACTCCAACAACCTCTGCAACCGGACCAGGGTTGTTGCGGGCAACACGCTCCAACAACTGAGCGAGCGTGGGCTTAAGCCCCTCCCTCACCAGCACGCGGTACGTGTCCTCGATGAGTTGCTTCACGGTCATGGACACCGACTTCGCATCCCGTAGCTTCAAGGGCTTCTCTTTCATGGACGAGAGCACCTCAGCGGCCTTTGGGACAGGCCCGGCCATTGTGGGGCGGCCGGTGCCATCATTCTCATCGGCCGTAAAGAACTTGAGCGGCTCGACATACTTCTTGTAACTTGCCTCTCCCAGCGTTTCAATTGGGATCAGCTTCACTGAAGTCTTCATGGGCGTCGGCGGCATGCCTTCGTATTTGACACCGAGGGCATAGCAGGCTCGGATGGCGGCCGTGCGCTTAGCAACCTTCTTACTGCCACCTATAGCGGTGACCTGTAGCAACCGCCCCTCCTTGAGGGTCGCCACATTGCTAAGGGTCATAGTGCACGCATAGGTGGGTGACTTCACACCCAAATCCCTATACTCATAGGTGTGGATGGTCACAGGCATGCGCTGGAGGAGCTCGTTGATCGCGGACACTGGGTTTGTCTGGGGGGTGTGCTCCTGGGGAACACACTCCGCCTCCATTTTCCCAGCAGCCACGTTCAACTCGTGGTTAATCATCTCCTCTAAATTCCCTTCGTCGTTGAGGACCAACTCAGGGGACACGTACCCCTCCAAGCCAGGATCCACATTGGCGGGGTTCGGTATGGGTAGCTCTTCAGCCACAAGATCGCGCAGGTCACCGACTACAGCCGCCGCTCGGATCAGCAGGCCACTTGCCTCATTGACCACACGGGAGCCGGCACTGGTCGCGCGGTCCTTGACATCGAGCTCTTCGAGGAGCCTAGGCACATCTGTCCCAAGCATCTGAATAAAGGCGCTCACCCTTCGTTCAGCTGCGTGGAACAGCTTAAGTATACGCCCCGTGATGAGGGCAAACGGTATCTCTTCATCGTCTGGCAGTCCAAGTTCGCTACGCAGAAGTGACTCCACGTAACGGATGAGGCAACGAGCGATCGTTGCAAAGAACATGTAAACGGCGTAGGCCAACTTGAAGCACAATTTGAGCAACATGAGGACCGACGCGGCGAGATTCAACTGCGCCATGTAGATGCTGTTGTCGGCGGGTACCCTAGGGAGTGCCTTTCCCTCGGGCAGAGCGCCAGGAGCCTCATGGGATTCCATGTGGCTTTGGGGTACTTTAACG